CACACAACGAGATATACGGTACTAATATTCGTGAAGGTCATGTGTTTATGTGTAGTAGAGCAGGCGAGTATCAGCAGTTTGATATTTGGCCAGACGAATACAACGAATGGCGCAACGAATGGTACGAACGAGTGTATCAGTATTATGAGAAGTTCGCATAAATACTAATATTAATGTAGGAGAAGTCAGTGGCAGTCGTACAGATATCACGTATTCAAGTCCGTAGAGGACAAAAAAACGCAGGATCAGGTTTACCACAACTAGCAAGTGGAGAACTTGGTTGGGCTATAGATACTAGAGAATTATATGTAGGTAATGGTTCTGTATCTGAAGGAGCACCTGCTGTTGGAAATACTAAGGTTCTTACACAGTACGATGACATTTTTAGTTTAGCTGACACTTATACATACAGAGAAGCTGATGCATTTATACAAACTGGAAGTTCGAGTGCAAGTCCTATTCAAAGAACTCTACAGGCAAGATTAGATGATACTGTAAGTGGTAGGGCATTTGGGCTAACAGGTGATGCTAGTGATGATGCAACCGCAGGACTACAAAGAGCAATAGATCAACTTTTTATTAACGATGCTACAAAAGGTAGTGAAAAAAGTAGAGTAGTTCTAATGTTAGAACCTGGTATCTATACTTTAACAGGAGTTATATCTGTTCCACCAAATGCTACTATCATTGGTGCAGGCTTAGATAAAACAGTAATCAAACAAACTGGAGGTGCAGCTGTTATAACAACTGTAAATAGTTCCAGCACACCTGGTGCACCTGCAAGTGATGCAAGCAGTACTTTTAACACACAAGCCCACAATATAAGAATTGAAAATTTAACAATTGAAAATACAACAACCAACTACGGATTATGGTTGCAGAGTTGTAGAGATAGCCATTTCAACAACATTAAGATAAAAGGCGCTTGGAGTGCCGCTGATGCAATAGCATCTGCTAGTGTTGGACTTTTGATTGATAGTTTATCTGGATCAGTAGAATCAAGTAATAACAAATTTACAAATGTAATATTCACAAACTATAGTTATGGTGTGCAATCTAATTGGGACATAGACAATAACATTTTTGATCAATGTACATTTGACACACTAGGATATGGTATTGCTTTTGGTAATGACATGATTATGGGATCAGTAGGAGCAGGCCTTTCAGTTGGCCCTTCAAAAAATATAATCTCAAACAGTATTTTTAATGAAATTAACAAACATGCTATTTGGGTGCAAGAAGGAAAAAATAATATTAGCACCAATAACAAATTTACACTTTGTGGAAATGAGTCTGGCAACGAAGGCCAACCGCAAATGAGTATTTTAAGATTCAATAGGCCTACAAACGAAAGTAATGGCGACTATTTTTCAAGAACAGAAAATTTATCATATAATCAATCATATATTAACGGAGTTGCTTACATACCTGAAATACAAGGACATGTAATAGCAACACACAGCGGAACACAAAAAGTTGAAATATCATCAGGTTCTGGAACTAAACTATTTAGACTACCTGGTGCTGACCATCAGTCATTTGAACTAGATTATATTCTTGTAAGTCAAAACTACGAAGCAGTAAGAAGTGGAATACTGAAAATTACACAAGAAAATTTCGGTACAGGAACACTAACAGTAAGTGATGAATATACTTACACAGGAGATGCTTTGTACGAAGAGTCAATTGGGTTCACGGCTTCATTAATTGATGAAAATGCGGACTTGACAAACGAAACAATCTCTGTTATAGTTAACTCAACAATGCCAGGAGATGATACAACAGAGATGAAGTTCAAAATTAAGCAGAAACTTAACAACTACACGCGGTAATGTTTCATAAGTTTAAGTATGAAGAAAGGCTTGCCATGTGGCATGACTTTAGGAATAGCATTGATTCTAGCGAAAATCCTATACAGGATACATTAGAATACTACAACACGGCACCTAGAGTTAGTATAAACACAGATCCTTGGGACAATGCTACTTGGCCAGATCCTTGGGAACTTGTGTACGAAAATCAGTACTGTAGATTTTGTATTTTATTAGGAATTTGTTATACTTTACAGTTAAGCACACATTTTTCTGGTAGCGTATTTGAAATATATATTGGTGTAGATAAGCAAAAAAGCAAAACACTTTATTATCTATGCATTGATAAAAACTATGTCATTGACCCTGATATGCTTAGTGTCTTTGATACAACATTGTTGGATGCTATTCATGCCGAAAAAGTGTATATCATGCCAACGCTTAACTAAATATTGAATTATAGAAAGAGGTAAACATGTCAAACGGAATGCACATCAACATAGTAAAACGCAATGGGCAAGCTGAAGAGCTTAACATAGATAAAATACACAAAGTAGTAGAATTTGCCTGCGAAGGACTAGCTGGTGTTAGCAGTAGCCAAATTGAAATGAACGCAAACATTCAATTTTATGATGGCATGAGTACATCTGAAATACAAGAAATTCTAGTTAAAAGTGCAAATGATTTGATATCGTTAGACAATCCTAACTATCAATATGCCGCGGCACGTTTGTTGTTGTACGGAACATATAAAGAAGTTTTTGGTGATTACAAAACTATTACGTTAAAAGAAATAATCAAGTTAAACATTGATAGAGGTGTTTACGATTCTGCAATTCTTGATAGTTATACTGACGATGAACTTGTAAGACTTGATACTTATATTCATCACAAACGTGATGAGAACTTTACCTATGCAGGTTTGCGTCAGGTAGTTGACAAGTATCTTTGTCAAGATAGATCATCAGGTGAACTTTTCGAAACACCACAATACATGTATATGATGATTGCCGCAACATTATTCGCGAACTATCCTAAAGAAGATAGATTATATTATGTAAGGAGATACTATGATGCGACCTCACTTTTTAAGATCAATATCCCAACGCCCGTCATGGCCGGAGTGCGTACTCCAGTTAGGCAGTTTGCCTCTTGTGTTCTCGTTGACAGTGACGACACACTTGATTCGATCTTTGCGTCGGACATGTCCATCGGTAGATACACAGCTCAAAGAGCTGGTATCGGCATTAACGCAGGACGTATCAGAGGAGTCAACGCAAAAATCAGAGGCGGAGAAGTCGCCCACACAGGAATCATTCCGTTTCTAAAAAAGTTTGAAGCAACTGTACGTTGTTGTACACAAAATGGTGTGCGTGGCGGATCAGCTACTACACACTTCCCGTTTTGGCATCAAGAAATTGAAGACATCCTTGTACTAAAGAACAACAAAGGCACAGAAGACAACCGTGTGCGTAAGTTAGACTACTCAATCCAGCTTAACAAAACAATGTATGAAAGGTTATTATCTGGACAAGATATAACTCTTTTCTCGCCACACGATGTACCAGGCCTATATGAAGCATACTTTGGTGATGCAGATAAATTTGCTGAAATGTATGAAATGTATGAGCGTAAAACAAGTATTAAAAAGAAAAAGATTCCTGCAATGGATTTGTTTTCTGCACTAGTTAAAGAACGTGCAGAAACAGGACGTATTTATATTATGAACGTTGATCACGCTAACACACACAGTTCATTCAAAGACACAGTTTATATGAGTAATCTATGTCAAGAGATTACACTACCAACCAAACCTTTACAGCACATTGATGACGAAGAAGGTGAAATTGCACTATGTATTTTAAGTGCTATTAATGTTGGCATACTTAGATCTTTAGATGACTTAGAGGATCTTTGTGATTTAGCAGTTCGTGCTCTAGAAGAAATAATTGATTATCAAAAGTATCCTGTTAAAGCTGCTGAAATTTCAACAAAGGCAAGACGTTCTTTAGGAGTAGGCTATATTGGTCTAGCGCATTATTTGGCAAAACAAAAAGTACAATATGATGATAAAAATGCTTGGAAAGCAGTACACGAATTATCAGAAGCATTTCAGTACTATTTGCTAAAAGCATCTAACACCCTTGCAAAAGAACGAGGTGCATGTACAGGATTCGCGCAAACTAAATACTCAGAGGGCATCCTTCCAATAGACACATACAAGCGTGAAGTTGATGACCTAGTTAAGGTGAAACTAAAATATGATTGGAATGGTTTACGCAACTCTATTAAGCAACACGGGCTACGGCACAGCACATTGTCCGCACAGATGCCTTCGGAGAGCAGTTCCGTTGTGTCGAACGCAACCAATGGAATCGAACCTCCTAGAGGATACTTGTCCGTTAAGAAAAGCAAAAAAGGGCCTCTTAAGCAGATTGTTCCACAGTATCAAACTCTAAAGAACTACTACACATTGCTTTGGGACATGCGTTCAAATGAAGGTTATATTAATATTGTAGCAATGATGCAGAAATTTTTTGATCAAGCCATTAGTGGCAACTGGAGTTATAATCCAACTCATTTCGATAATAACGAAGTTCCGATGAGTGTAATGATCAAAGATTTGCTAACTACATATAAGTTGGGATGGAAAACATCATATTACCAAAACACTTACGACTACAAAACTGACGATGATATTGTAGAAGAAGATGAAAAACAACAACCAATAGAACGATCTGAGTTCGCAGGATCAGATCAAGAATATGAAGAATACTGCGAAGCTTGTGCAATTTAGTTGTTGACACTAAAAATTGCGTATGCTACAATAAAGATATTGTATGAGAAAAGGAAAGAAAAACATGGCAAAAACAGTATTCAACAGAGAGAAAGTAGATTTTACTAAACAACATATGTTCTTTGGTGCAGATCAAAATACCCAAAGATATGACGTATTTAAATTTCCGGTGTTTGATAAATTAAATCAAACAATGCTTGGATATTTTTGGCGCCCAGAAGAAGTGAGCTTGCAAAAAGACAGAGCTGACTATGCTAACTTCCGTCCGGAGCAGAAGCATATCTTTACTGCTAATCTAAAGTATCAAACTCTATTAGATAGTGTACAGGGACGTGGTCCATGTTTGGCATTCTTACCACATGTTAGTATTCCTGAACTAGAAGGCTGTATTGTGACATGGGACTTCTTTGAAACTATTCACTCACGTTCTTATACACACATTATGAAAAATGTGTATCCAGATCCAAGTGAAGTTTTTGATACTATTCTTGACGATGAGAAAATTATCGAACGTGCAATTAGTGTCACAAAAAATTATGATGCATTTACAGAAGCGGCAGATCAATTTACACACAACAAAAAAGGCACAATGCGTGATGTTAAGAAAAAACTATTTCTTGCAATGATGAACGTAAATATTCTTGAAGGCTTGCGTTTCTATGTTTCATTTGCTTGTACCTTTGGCTTTGGTGAACTAAAGCTAATGGAAGGTAGTGCTAAGATTATTTCACTTATCGCTAGGGATGAAGCACAGCACTTGGCACTAAGCACCCATGTGTTGAAAAATTGGATACAAGGTAAAGACGATCCAGAAATGGCAAAAATTGCAAAGGAATGTAAAGAAGAAGTTTATGAAATGTGGCGTACCTGTGTCGACGAAGAAAAAGCATGGGCACATTATCTTTTCAAAGACGGTTCTATGATTGGCTTGAATGCAAACTTATTGCATCAATATGTAGAATACATTGCTAACCGTAGATTAAAAGCATTAGGCTACGATGCTATTTTTGATCAACCACAAAACACTAACCCACTTCCTTGGACACAACACTGGTTGAGCAGTTCTGGACTGCAAGTTGCACCACAGGAAACAGAAGTTGAAAGCTACATCATTGGCGGTATTAAACAAGATGTCACTTCTGACTCACTAAAGGACTTTAAACTATGAGTATAGAAATTTGGGGTAAACCTGCTTGTCCTAGTTGTACAAAAGCAAAGCAACTTTGCGAAACAAGACAGTTTACCTACACTTATAAAGAATTAGGAAAAGACTTCGAAAGAGAAGAAGTCTTTGAACAGTTCCCAACAGCTAGAACATTTCCACAAATTAAAGTTAATGGAACAGCAGTAGGCGGATACGAACAGTTTGTATCCTATATTGAAGATACTAACTATAATGGAACAGGACACTCACTATAATGTTAATAGAAGCACCATATACAGTTGGGGATACTGTTAGCATCAAGTTAAGCTCGGGCGAAGAAATTGTCGCAAGGCTTGAAGCAGAAAGCGGAGATAAAATTACTGTTGTAAAACCATTAATGTTAGTAGTCCAACAAAAAGGCATGGGACTTGCTCCTTACATGTTTACTGTAAGGCACGACAATAAATTTACACTAAACATGCAAAATATTATTTGCGTAGCCAAAACTGACAAAGATATGGCAAGTCAATACATCGAAAAAACTACAGGCTTAACTGTACAATGAGTGTAGCAATACACAGAGATACTGATCCAAGAGCTTGTGGAGCAACTACTACTGTAGTTGGACAAGATAGTGTTTTTGCAAATAACCTTCTAGTGTCAGTAGATGGCGATCCAAACACT